ACTCTAGTCATTTCCAAGATCAAGTAGATAGTCTTGTAAAGTTTGAAAAAGACCAGAAAGAGTTACTTGCCAACGCAGCGCAACGTCTGGAATCTCAGCAACTAAAAGGGTCAACTCCAGCAATATTAAGGGCTTCGGAAAGAGAAGTACGTGAGGGCGAGAAATTTGTAAGGCGATCAGAGAAACTGCGAGAAAGATCAGAGGGGCTGTTAGCCACTGCGCGTAAACGTGAGGACGCTGCTGATGCAGCAGAAGGTGCAGCAGCGGTTGATGTAAAACTTGCGGAAAGAGATTGGGCAGATGACATATTTCCAAAACAAGTGGAGAGTAGCGTCAAAAAAGCCGAAAAAGAATTGCAAGCATTTAAGAAATTTAGAGTGCAAGTAAATGCCCGTAGGCGCGAAATGGAAGCAGCAGGAAAAAGGTCCGAAACAGCAAGGAAGAGGATCGCCCAATCTGAACGGGAGATAGTAAGTCTTGAAAAACGATTAGAAAAATTAAACTCTGACATGGAATGGAATAAAACGCAGCGAAGCAAGGATAGAAAACTTGCTACAGATACAGGGTATAGAAGTATAGATAACAGAGTTATGTTCGACGATCTTGACCTTGAAACGATCAGACGTACACGACAAGGAATGAAACCCCTGACAGGCAGGGGGGCAGATACCCTTCGCCTTCTAGGTACTTACCAGAGTATAAGACGAGCAATAGGTGCAACATTAGATGACTCTGGTGTCAGTATTCAGGGTAAGTTGGGGCAGTTTTCTCACCCCCGCCAGTTTGCTACTGCTTATAAAGCCCACCTTCAGTCATTGATCGGTAAGCCCGGACGCAAAGGGAAGAAGTTACAACGTGAGTCAATGGCAGACAATATCAGGGAGTTTGATAAAAAGTCACAAGCTGATGGCGCGCCAAGTTCTCACGAAATAATTGACCGCATGGGTATTAGGCATGGTGGAGTAGATACAGAAGTAACTCTCCGACCAGAAGGGATTACTGGAACATTAGGAAAACTTCCTCTAATTCGTAGGGCTAACGAAGCTTTCGGTGCCTTCGGTGACATGCTGCGACTTCAGCAAGCCCGTGTAGAAATTATGGAATATATGAGGATGTCTGGGAAGACATTTGATGAACTTGTTGCAGATGGAACAGCGCGCAAAATTGGGAATGGTGTAAACGGTATTACTGGCTGGACACCAAACGGAGTAGCTGGTGTATATGGTGACATGCTTTTGTTTGCACCAAGATTCTTTAGGGCAAGAATTGAAACTCTACATCGTGCAACAAAGGGCATGGATGTTGACTTTATGATAGACGCTCTTCCGTTTGACAGGCAGATTAGACGGAACCTAAATATCAATCATGGGATTAGGAACAGTATTGACGCAGATCAGTTGATTGCACGTAGGGCTGTAATGAAATTGGTATCAATGGGTACGCTTATTACAGTTGCAGCCAATGAAGTTCTGGGTCAGGAAACAGATTTCCAGCTAATGAGAAATGGCAGAATGAATCCAAACTTTATGTCTGTCAGGCTAACAAAGCTTGGTGCGCCTAGAGACTGGAATATCTTTGGTCCTTATAAATCAATGGCTGCGCTTATGTTAGCGTCAGGCGGTGCTGGTTGGGAGAAAGAACCTCAGAAGGCATTAGATGCGTGGCTCAATTTGTCCTCTCCAATTGCTGGAGATTTATTTGAGTTTATGAATTTCAAACAATATGGCGAGTCCCGATTTGGCGAAACTCTTCCTGAGTACATAGCAGAAAGTCACATCCCGTTTGCGCTTCAGGAAGTGCCAAACATTATCAAGGAAACTTCAATAGGTAACCCGAAAGACGCTTTTGGTGGTGGGCTTTCAATAGGTCTTGAACTTCTCGGTGAGCAAAGCAGTCCTCTTTCCCGGTCAGATATTTTGCAGGATCACGTAGGAGGTTTGTTTAGGTCAGGGATGATTTCTGCTGATAACTATGAAGACCTTGAACCTTACGAAAAGAACGATGTCAAAGACTCGCTTGTTGCAGAACTAGAAAAGTTTGAGATTGAGAGTGCTACCACTGGTAAACCTTTCAGACGGTTCTTTGCAACAGTTGACATTATCAATCGTCGAAGAGATTCTCAGCTTCAAGAAGCTATGTTCTTTTTCTACGCAGGGCAACGCAGCGACGGTGGCGAATATACCAAGCGTGATTTTATAGATGATTACTTCGACATCATTGACGATGCACGAGAACGTAAAGAACAGGTAGAAGAAACTCTTAATATTGAGTGGAAAGATAAAGTCATAGCGGATGACGACCTTGAAGCGCAGGCACTTGCTGCTTGGCACGAGGCTCCATCTAAATCATTAACAGCAGCAGGCAGTTACTTGCCAGATAAAATGAAGATGTTGCGGGATAAAGTTCTAAGAGATTACCCTCAACAAGCTGATTACATTATTCGGAATACAAACGACACTCCTTTACCTCAAGGATTTTTAGAAGCGTTAGAACGAGCAGGGTTGAAATCTACAGTAGACAGGATCAAAAAGTCTGATGCTGCTCGTCAAGGAAGAGGTGCGCCAGCAAGGGCGGTTGTTCCTTCTGAGGCATTGATTCCACCAGAGCAGCCATCAGGAATACAGCAATCAGTTGGGCAACCAGTTGTTGAAGATACCCCTGAATCAGTCTTACGCACAAGGGAATTACTTGCCCCGTAATAACGCTGTATCGTATTATTTGAAAACCTAAACATTAAGTGTGCCATCTAACGGTGTCATATTTTGGAGCGAAACATGGTTACTGAGACAAACGATCTAGGAACAGAATCTACGGTAGAAGTTACCGAAATCCCGTTGAAAGTTGACGAGAGCGTAGAAACGCCTGCACCAGCAGAAACGCCTGCGCCAGAACCCGTTGACGATTTAACGGAAACGGATGACTCATCTATTGAGGTTCCTCCTGCTCCTGAGCCTCAAGCCAACACTGAAACAGAATTAGAATCTACACCTGCGCCTAATCCAGAGTTAAGCAAGTATCAATCTGCTACCGATAAACGAATAGCAGAGATGGAAACGCAACTAGGAAATGAAAGAGCAGCGCGCCAAAGAGCCGAGCAGCTTCAGAACTCTTCTAATTTAGAGGCTGAAGTAAATGCGTACTACCAGAAAAATTACCAACAACTTATAGATCAAGGGTTGGATGAAGTAACTGCAACGCAAATGGCTCAACAGCAAACTTCTTTTGCAAAAGAAGCGTATCTTGCTAAACAGCAGGCAGATCAGGTTCTTAGTAATTCTCAGCAAATGCAGACCGAGTTAAATACTCGTACTCAACTTGCTAAAGCATACGAACTAGCAACTCAATATGGAGTTGCGTATGCGGAGTTACAAGACTTACCTGACCCTGTAACTATGGAAAAACATGCAAAAGCTTTAGCAACAATTAAAAAGTTGGAAGGCAGAGTACAACAAGTTACTCCAGCCCAAAGTTTGAACAATGCAAACCCGGCAGCAGATGTGGCTCCTACTAATTCTGAAGAAGTTTTAGATAGATACAACGCAGGTGATTCTGCGATAACTACAGAGATGGCAAGGATAGCTTCTAAGAAGTTAGGCTTTTCTATCTTTGATTGAGGTAAATTAACATGGCAGTACAGACTAGTACATCTGGAAATCTCCAGAACATGTCTCGTATCATGCTTGCACAGGCACGATACACAGAGGAGCATAACGCTCCGATGGTTGGACTCATTGAGCAGTTCAATCTAAAAAAGGGTGACTACAAACTAGAAATCCCTAAAGTTGCTCAGATGGATGCTGAAGACCTTGCTGAAGGTCAAGACATGATCGACAGTGAAGACATTGATGTCTCAACTGTTACAGCAACTACAGCGGAAGTTGGTCTTAAGGTAATTATTACCGACACTCTTCTTCGACAGAACAACGAAGATGTATACAAGATCATTGGTCGCCAGATGGGTGACGCTATGGCTCGGAAGAAGGACAATGACATCATTGCCCTGTTCCCTTCCTTGAATGGCGGTGCTGTTCTTGGTGCTGATGGTGCAGACCTTACTCTTGCTTTTGCATCTGCACTTGTTGCAACTGCAAAATCAGATAAGTTTGGTAGCGATATTTTTGTCGTTCACCACCCTAATGCAATCTGGAAGCTGGCATCGGGCGTAGGAAATACTCTCGCTACTTACCCGCTTCCTGATGCTTTCAACAAGCCAGCGGTCAAGGATTACTGGACAGGCATTAAGATTTCTGGTGTCCCATTCTTTGAGGATGGAAACATCGCCAAGATTGGCACCACGGATTCCGGTTACGGAGTAATTGCTGACAAAACTGCAATGGGTCACTTGTCCGCAAGTGGTCGTTCAGAAGAGCGTGAGCGAGATGCTTCGCTTCGTGCCTACGAGGTTGTTGTTACTGAAGACTATGCAGTCTTTGAAGTTGATGACACCCGTGGTTCTTCAACTCGACAAGAAATTGGCAACCCGGCAACTGCTTAACAAATAATTCAAGGGGGTTTTTGATAATGGTTTCTAGGCAAAATAGAATTGAAATGTCCGTAGGTGGTGTAAAAAAAATCACATTATGGAAACAGTCAGTTGTTGAAGGAGAGGAAGTTTGGGAAGAATGTCCAAACTTACCAA